GGATAGGGGTAATTCAGCTAAACCAAAGCGTAATAAGAAAGGGTATTGTGTTGTAAGGCCTAATCCTCAAAGGAGACTATATGGATAATAGAACAAGATACAATAAGATGGTTAAGTTACTAGAACCCTTAGTTGGTGAAATAGTGAGAATGGGAACAATAAGACGTAAGATCCTTATGAACATCGGAACGAGTGAAACAGTGATTAGAGAGACATTAAGATTCATGATTGATTTAGGAATGATTGTTGAACGTTCTCATATGATATTTGAAGTTATGAAGTGTGATATAGAATAAAGATTGAAGGCTCGCAGGACGCTGCCTTAAGCAACTACTTAAGCTTCTCGTAAACGATAAAGCATAACTAGTGGCCTCGGCACTCCGCCCCCTGCTTACAGTAAGAGATCCCCGCTTGTGCCCTTCGGGCCGGGAGCACAAGCTCCTAAATAACTAAATTTATATTGAGGTATAAAGATGTTAACAAAAAAAGATTTTAAGGAGTTGGTTTAGGATGAGTGAGTGTCAGGAGTGGCAGTCGTTAATGTGGTTACATTTCGTTAAGTATAGCTGTTGTTTAGTTTATTATGAGGTTAAGGGGGTAGTTCGCCCCTTTAGCCCTTTTTTTTGCTATATACACATTGATTCAAATCTTCTCCCAAGCTATCTCTTTTTAGTTGTGGATTGAGTAGTATTAGTAGCCTTCAGTCTAAGCGTAGCTTTCTCTTGACTATATACGGTGACTGAGAATTTGGTATTCTCCCAGACTCCCACTTCTTCGAGAGTGTTGTGCATATAGTTTCAGGTGATGCTTATTTTACTAAACAGCGAGGGGAGCTATACAGCGCGTCGTTTTCGTGTGATCTTACTTGGTTATTCGTCTCGATCAGTGACCTCCCTTACCTTGCACATAACAGATTACTAAAGGGGTTTTGGTTAATAAAGGTTGTGTTAACAGTGTTAACGGTGTGAACAAGTGGCCTCCCAAATAGAAAGCCTTAAATAATCCATTCACTTTGGCTAAGCATAGCGTTAGCCAACTCAGATATAAACATATCTAATCTATTTCTTTTGGGATTACATCCATATTTATGTAAATACATGGGGAAACTACGGCAATAAGTCATATAAGATGTGCTCGCAAGCTCACACACGGGAGGTTACACACTCCCGCCCTTCGGGTCATTATAAGCCTTACGGCCTAATCTATTGGGCTCGTCCCGACTCGCCCCGACTTGCTTAGTGATGTAGTGTTGTGTTATGCGATTGTTGGGTGCTTTGTTGTTTTTGTTTTGTTAACCCCACTGACAAAATCCTAAAATATTATAAACCCCAATTACATCATAATTACATGGCTCCAACAAGAACTTCTAGGGCAAGAATAAAAGGAATGCTCCGGCAAATGTGGTTGAAAAGCGCAGAACGAAGCGAAGCACTAAAAAGAGATTGTTACACATGTCAAGATTGCGGGATAAAACAATCTAAGAAAAAAGACCATGTTGTCAAAGTCCAAGTTCATCATAAAGAAGGGATTAATAATTGGGATGAAATTATTGATATGATTCTCGAATCATTATTATGCGATCCAGATAAACTACAAACACTATGCGAGGAATGCCATGAAAATAAAACTTGATGATTGGCAGAAGGAAATCATGGCGGATGAAGAACACCATATCCTCCTAGCAAAAGGAAGACGAATTGGAGCAACACACTTATTCGCACAGAAAGCAGTAGAATGGCTAAAAACACATCACAACCCCCATCCAACATCACAGATAGTCTGTGCGAGCCTCACCATCGACCAAGCACAGCTTTTAATAGCATTTGCGACACAATATGCACAAGAAACATGCCCGGAACTTGTAGGGCGTGGAAAAGACAAACCAACACTAAACAAACTAGTCCTAAAAGTTAACAAAAACCGAAGAATCCTTCTAGCGAAACCAGTTGGAGATACAGGAAGATCCTCACGAGGCTTCGAAGGACAAGTCTTAATGGTTGATGAGGCACCATTCCAGCCCGACCTTTTCTTTGACGCAGCGACACCAATCCTAGCAACCACAAACGGACGAATTTGGATGTTTGGAACATTTGACGGACAAGATGGCTACTTTTGGAAGAATTATAAAAAAGCAATTATCGACAAAGACCCAAAGGCAAGATTCAGAGTGTGGGAGATGGACACCGAAACAGTCTCGAGGAAAAGACCAATATGTGAAAGCTGGAACCAAGAAAAACACGATGGACTTATTGAATTTTTGGCTGAGGAAAAAGAGGATAAATCAGAAATGGTTTACGCGCAAGAGTATCTCGCAATCGCAGCACTAGATAAAAGGCAATTCTACAGCGACGAGTGGATTAATAAGGTGTGCCATGTAGACGAGAAACAAATAATGTCAGAAAAAGGGAAGAATTATGGAGGTTTCGACCTCGCGAGAATGGGAGGAGATTCATTTACGGCAGAAATAGTAAAGAAAATCCACAAGAAGAACATCACTCAAATCGACCACTATGTAAGAAAAATGCTCTTGACAACAGAAAACGAAAACCTAATAATAGAATACACAAGAAAGCATAATTGCACAAAATCAGGAATAGACGCAGGTTCAGGGACGCTAGGAGTTTCGGTTTATGATCACCTCCAACTAGTAAGCGACATCAAAAGAAAAATCGTGGCGATGAACAACAGACAGATTTCAATCGACCAAGAAGACGGGAAGCAAAGATTATTCAATGAAGATATGCACGACAACATGAGGGCGATGGGAGAGCGAGGAGAACTTCACCTTTTCAATCGAGATGACATCAAAGCATCATTCAGAAGCGTAAGATGGGATAAGATTCAAGATGCTCATGGATTATGGAAAGTTAAGATTTCAGGCAAGAACACCCACATTGTAGAGGGAATTATGCGAGCGGCCGAATTAGCCTCAAAAGACGAAAGTTTAAACATCATGGCGTTCTGTTGATGGACACATGGCTTAATTGTCTTTGCTATGGTTGGAGAAAAGAAGAAGATTTGATGATTGGAGAGAAAAAGATTAGGGCTTTTATGAATTGTTGGACAACAGCAATAATAGGAACGTTTTTAAAATTGGTATTCATGGGATAATCATGGCTCACACAGGAATATATGCGACATCAGCGGAATGTGTTTTCAAGATGGGGAATGGTTACGATAGCACGAATGTTGATGAAGACAGGATTAACGAACTATGCTTACAATGCCAGAGCTTCATAAACGACTTATGCCGACAAGTCTTCGCGGTTGATGCCGCTGCCTTCGCAGCTTTAAAAGCAGGGAAGAAATATTTATTATCTGAAACAGTCTCTAACTTCGTTGGCTTCTATGGTTCGATGTATGATGCTTCGGGTTATGGATCACAGCGAGAACAAGAGAACATTATGAATACGTGTTGGGCGAGATTTATCCAATGCATAGGCTTACTTAAATCACAGGAGACAGTAACGTTCATTAAATAATGGCAGACCAATTATTGACAGGCACGACGTTAGTCGAGAAAGAAAGTAGAAGCGCAGGAGATATAACTATTGGGGGAATTATAGAATTTGATGATACTTACAGTAATGTCCCCGATGGCTTCAACCTTTGTGATGGTTCAACAATAAACGATTCGAGAAGCGCTTATAATGGTGTGGCTGTGCCAGATTTGAATACAGATTATTTGACTGTAGCAGGAGCCTCATTTACAGAATTATCAAACACAAGCGCGACAGTAAGCTGGGACGCTTCGGGAACTTTATTATCCGGAGACGCAGGGGAAGCAGTCGCAACAATCCAAATCCCAAACGGAAGCAAAGTAACGGGCGCAGTGCTCTATGGAAGCTCTGCAACACCTACATGGCTATTAAAAAGAAAAACTCTCTCCGGGGGGGCAGTATCAACAATGGCAACAGCAAATAATAATACGGAAGATACAACAATCTCCAACGAAACTATAGACAACGATACATATACTTATGTTTTCTCTTGCTCTCATTCAGACTCAAACATCTATGGAGCAAGAATAACTTACACACCAAGATTTAAATTTATAATCAGAATAAGATAAAATGCATGACTTTAAAAAATACCCAGAGCTGACTAACAACCAGATGAATCTCTATTACTTCGATAGCCCACACCAACAGATAACCGAAGACTTCGACGCTAGAGTAGTAAAGGTCAGCGACGGTGATACGATAAGAGTAGAGACAGACTTTAGAGACTTCTCTTTCCCGATAAGATTCTCAAACATCATGGCGGCAGAAACCAACGAGGGCGGGGGATTAAGAAGTCGTGATCACCTCAAAGGATTAATAGAGAACGCAATGGTAGAAGTTATCATAGATAAGAAAAACCGAGTTGGGAAGTTTGGAAGATTACTCGGACAAGTGAAACATAAAGGTTTTGATATTGGAGAGCAGATGTTAGCAGATGGCTTCGCTGTTGGCGTATGGAAAGAGCAAATGGGAATTAAAGATTTACAAATAACACTCGATATATAATGGCAGAATCAAAAATAGATAGCATGACGGCAGGAAGTAGCGATAATGTAATTGATAATTTTGAGGTAGACACTGCGAACACAGACGGGGCAACAGGGAACGGAGAGACAAACTACACAAATAATAACTGGTCGAAATGGTATGGCTATTTTGTAGCAATCCCAGAGATTAACGCAACCATAAACGCAAAGGCAACATGGACAATCGGAAAAGGATTTAAGGCGGATGAAATAACAACTATGCTTCTCGACACAATCAAAGGAAATGGGATGGACACATTCAACACAATCTTAGAGAACGCAATAAGAACCTACTATGTAGGAGGAGATTCTTTTATGGAAATCGTCAAAGACGATGAAGGCAACCTAATTAATCTCAAACCGCTAGACCCAGCAACAATAACAATAGTAGTCGGGGAGAATGGGATGCTCAAGAGATATGAGCAGATAGGGAAATTTGTAAATAAAGGAATTATGAATAGGATTAAAAATCTTGTTGGAAAGAAAAGTGTAGTGCCATTTAAACCAGAGACGATTTTCCACTTACCGAGAAACAGAGTAGCAGACCAAATCCACGGAGTCTCTGTTATCAAATCAGTAGAGAATATTATCCTAGCGCGTAATGAAGCGATTGAAGATTATAAAACAGTAATGCATAATAACGTATTCCCTCGATGGAAGTTCAGACTAAAGACAGACGACCCAACAGAAATCGCAGCCTACAAAGCAAAGATGGATGCAATAACACAAACAAAATCACAAAACATTTATGAACCAATGGATGTTGCGGAATCCGAATTAATATCAGTAGCACCAAACGCAACCCTCGACCCTAAGGCATGGATTGAAACACAGGGAAACTTCTTTTATGAAGCTGTTGGAGTTCCTAAAATAATTCTAGGGGGAAGTGGCGAGTTTACGGAAGCTTCCGCAAAGATAGCATATCTCGCCTTCCAGCAGAATATAGAAGAAGAACAGCTGTTTATCGAGGAACAAGTGTTAAGTCAATTAAATCTAGTAATAGAGTTAGAGTTCCCAGCATCGTTAGAGAATGAATTGTTAAGTGATAATGC